TGAATCTGCGGTATACTCACCTTCTTCCACTAATAACGTATACTTTGCTTTCATAATTATTTATAATATAAGACAAGGGGATCATCCACTCATTGAAGAGATCAAATCCCCTTGAATTTTTTTTCATAATATAAACTTCACTAAAGTATATTATAACATACTTTTTAAGTTTGTCAAGGGTTACTTGGAATAAATTCCCCAAAGTACCCAAACTGCGACTAAACCTACGAGTCCTTCTGACCCTAAACTTTTTACTAAAGCGGTTACTGAACCTACGATATCTAAACCGATAAAAGGAACAGCTGCCCCAAATAAAATTTGCAGTACCACACCAAGTGCTATTAGTGCAAGACCGGCTTCTGTTAGGCTCTTAATCCAGCCCGTTGCTTTATCTAACATATATACTCCGTTAAATTTTTTGAAGTTAAAAAAATCAAGTCTGCATACACCATGTACTACACACCCGTTGAACCAAATCCACCATCTCTATCAGTTTTTTGATCTGGTGGCTCATCAGACTCATTCAATGTATACTTTTCGCATCGAACTAGTTCTCCTTGACATATTCTATCTCCATTAAAAATTCTCACAGGTACGTTACTAATACTAGTAACCATCACAAAGATAGGATCGACATAATCACTATCGATAACCCCTTCGCAATTTGTGAGATAAACTCCTTGTTTAAATGCCAGTCCCGATCTGGAATGTAATCGAATAGAAAATCCTACCGGAATATCTGCGATAAGGCCGGTGGGAATTAACATTCTTTCCATATTATTTAGTTGAACAAAATTTCTATTACTATTTATATCTAATCCAACCCTTCTTGGTAACTGTTTATTCTGTACAGAACCAAAATATTGAATGTTATCACCTTCGATTAAATTAGCTCCTATATCAAAACATGCCGATTCTCTTGTAGAAAATGAAGGAATCTGTACTTGTTCATTTAATTTATAAAAATTTAATTTTTCCGCCATCATTGGTGATTTTGACAACGTAGTATCCGTTTTAACCGGCTTCTTCGTTGTTGTAACTTTCTTCGCTTTGCTCATTTTCAACCTTTTTGTTTCCAATATTATATTTTGGTATCAAAGTCCATTCATCTTTTTCTTTATAAGAAAGAATTTTTAATTGATTTAATGGAACTATTAATGTAGATGTTTGTTCTGCAGATACTATTTTTATTAAACCCCATTCGGCTAATAAATTTGCTATAGTATTTCTTCTCGCTTGATCATTTTCTGAAAAATTTGTTGGTTTCCCATCAAGTGCAAATAATTCTTTAAAGTGAACTATAAAATATCGACCCTGTTTATGTAATATATGACAAGATTGATAAAGTGTTCGATCTTTCCTTGATGCGACACCTATTCTTGTAAGGGTTTCTCTAATCTTTAAAAAATCATCTGGCTTATCCAGTGTACACTCTATCATATCTTCAATATTTATCATTTCTTCTCCACTCCACCTTCCGTAAATTGCGCTTTGATCTTTTCTATTTGTGTGTCAGAAAGTACTTCCAAAGCATCCTTTGCTTTTTCGTTACCAAAACCAAAATACGTTTTGACTATTTCTAAATTTTCAATTTTATCTGGTTTTAACCATTTAGACCATCTGCTTCTCGGTCTGATATTATTTAGTAAATAATCAAATTGGAGTTTCTTATCGAGGAAATGACACCTATTCATCTCATTTACTTGAAGAATTGTGTCCTGAAAGAATGAAAGACCCCTATTAACAAGAAAAGGTGTGTACTCCTTCTCAGTTAGAGCATCGTCCTTCATAATGTCTTTATGTGTATTAATTGCTTTAATATATTCAAATGGGTTCATATTAATCTTTCCAAATATAATGGGGTTCTAACCCATCAACATCATAAATGTTAGGATGATTCAACAAAGCACGTCTATAAGGATTCAATGCGACTCCATAGGGTCTATCATTATTTATCCATTTAGTTAATAGATACTTCGAAACCAGTTTCTTTGTTTTCACGATTTCTATCATTTCCTTGTATCTATTAGACCTATCGGTAATAGCTTTCTCTTCTGAAACGATTTTATCAAAATAACTAAGCATTTGTTGAATTTCAGTACTATATATCAAATTCTCTCTAATATATAGTAATCCTTCTTCCGACTTCTCATTCCTGTGATAGTGGTTATCTAAATGTAAGTTTAACAATTTAATAGCTTCTTCATTAGTTTTAAAAAAATCTGCCTTAGGATTCAATTCTTTATAATATAAAGCGTCATACATGATATAAGGAACACCGTTCATAATGCCATCGGTAGAAGCAACAGACCACCCTCCATAGAGTTGTTTTGGCGAATAGCCTACACAACATCTCCTAAGTTCTTCATAATATTTTTGTTTTTCATATTTAGTCACATATACATAGGGTCGATTAGGCGACTCTAAAAGTGGAATCCAAACTTTAAAGTCCTGTCTCTGCTCCCATAATTTATCCATAGTTGCCATAAAATTATCAAAATCTTTATATGTAGCAGGTCTATGATTAAAAACTATAATTTTCTCATAATCAAAAGGATTAAATTCTGTAATGTCTTCTTCCTTAATCCCGGGATGTTGTACCTTCAAAATTTCATCCAATTTAGCACAATTTGCTTTACTTAATATTTTTTCGGCCTCCTCTAAAACCAGGATTTTTTGAGCTTGTGTATTCATATAACACCTCTTCATTTCTAACAAACCCATCAAATTATAGTTCAGAGCATGCATTGTAGAAACAACCACATCCTTAATATCGAACCAATGACAATATCCTACAACGGGAGGGTTATGGCTAGAAGTATTATATAAAACATTTTTTATATTGAGTGTATGTTCTGGTAGGTGGGAAAATATTAAATCAAAATCCCATTTTCTATGTCGAATGTTATTCCAGTCTTTTACATTAAAATGCATCCTCATACTCTGAGGATAACTAGGAAAATACATTTCAAATTGATGCACGTTTGGAATCACCGAAAACATAGGCATTGTCTTCGGTGTAACCAAATAAAAGAATAGGTCATCCCTAATCTTATTCAACTCAAGGATCATAGAATGGATAACTTGTATATAACTATCCTTTTCTAAATCTTTTGAGTAGGTAATATTAGGGTAGACCAGAATTCTTAAAGTTTTTTGCGCTTTATAATCTTCATAAAAAAATTCAAGGGACATTTTTCAAATTCGGTATGGAGCGAGCAATAGGATTCGAACCTATATCTTCAGAATGGAATTCCAAAATGTTGCCTACAACTACTCGCAATTTATAAACATATTATAACATATTATTACAATATGTCAAGTGGCTATCTAATAATATCTAATTTATCAATATTATCAGCATTCCAAAACTCTAATTCTCTTCGTAACTTTCCATTTGCTTTAACATTTTCCCATCTCTTCTGGGCTTTTTTCTTCCACCATTTAGTTAAATTTTCAAACGAATAGTTATCGTAATTTGGTTTTTTAATTAACTTATCTGTTTTTCCAAAAATATAATCTTTAGTATTTTCAAAACCATAATCTGAAGTGTAATATCGTTTTTGAGTAGTAATTGCCATTTTCTCTTTAATCAATTTCTGAAATTCGGCAAACTTATTAACATCATATGACTTCAAATTATTTTTTAAGATAGAATAAATTTTATCTTGTGTCCTCATCTTTGTACTAGTTGGAATATCTTGATCTGAAACATAGAGGGGCCCACCGTTTTTTTCTTGTAAAAAATCTCTAGTTTTAGCATATAATTCGTCTGAAAGATTTAATAGCAATTTACTTTCTGTATCTCCACTATGTCTTAAAAATGGTTTTAAGCCATCATACTGACTTACATTTTTAATTGAACCATATAGAGAAGTTGTTTCAAAAAATAATGCTTCCATCTTGTCATATTTCTCATTAAGAAATTCCCTGAGTTCATGACTACAACAATATAATGCTAATAGCTTTCCACCCAAACAATTATATCCAAATGGTTGTGCTGGAACAATATTAAACCCATTAACAAAATGTTTATTAGCAAGGTCTAATGGAGTTTTTGAAACACCAAAATAATTATTTCTCGGTTTAATGTTCAATACAGGAGATCCTAACTTAATAAAGCCCACATACTTTCCTGTATTTTTTTCTCTAATACAAAATCGACTAGATCGGCCGGGATTATTTTCTACATTAAATGATGCAGTAATCTCCAAAAGTTGTGTATAATCTTTACCTAACATCTTACCTTCTTCTGCTTTATCAGAAGTAGTAACGACTTCAAATTCCATATCTTCTGGAGCAAGGTCAGGATCATTAAATAAATCCTCTTCAGGACCCACACCAAATAATGAGAGTGAGGTTGGTAAATCCTCTAAACGTTTCTTTTTCTTATAACGATAATATGCTTCAATATCATTAAATGCTGCATAATGTTCATTGAACTTATCTAATATATCAAACGTTTCTTCTTTAGTTAATTTTAAGTAATCAGCCATTATTTAAACTCACAATCTACCATCATTTCGGTTAAACATGCTACTAAATTAATTTCTTGATCTGCAACAAAAGCAGACTTATATTGATAATCGGCAATAATAAGAATTGCTTGAGGAACAGAAGTTTCTTTTAAATGTCCACTCGCTCCATCATAAATTTTTCTGAATATAGTGGAAGGATCATTATCTACGTTTTGAACTACCCATTTACGAACTTCAGAAAAATGTTTTTCCTTCAATGCTTTCATTAATTCATTCAGATTAATTTCACCAATCCGTGCAAGTATTCCTGCATCGATAATACCACCTACTGAATATCTTTGAATCTCATTTAACACTCTCCTCATATCTGGAAAATGTTTCATGATCAATTCAGCGAGAACCTTTTCTTCAAATTGAATTTCATGTGAAGTTAGAATATCTTTAATTCTCGACAAACATGCGGTAGCCAGTTTTGGCTTTTCTGAATTTGGTAAAGTAAATTCTATTACAGAGCAACGTGAATGGATAGGATCAATGATCCTATTACGAAAGTTGCAAGTAAAGATAAAACTAACATTACTGCTAAATTTTTCAATGAAACCTCTTAGTGCTGGTTGAACCGATTCGGCATTCATATAATCTGCCTCATCGACTATTACGACTTTTCTGCCTCCTGTCATAGAAACTGCACTACAATATTGTTGCAGAGTAGTTCTAACAGTATCTATATTCCTTCCCTCATTTGACCCGTTGATCATCAAATAATCCAAACCAATTTCATCACACATAGCACGAGCAACAGTAGTCTTACCTACACCAGCCCCACCAGATAAAAGTAGATTTGGAATTTTACCATCATCAACAAAACCTTGACAGGATTCTTTAATACTTTCTGGTAAAATACAATCTTCAACCTTTTTAGGTCGATGTTGTTCTACCCATAAAAAATTGTCCATTATGATTTGTAATTAGAATTTTGTTCAGTTGCTATCCAATATTGTAATTTAGAAGTTTCATGTACAAAATGTGCTATTCCTTTAGAGGAAATATTCACTTGATAACCACCACTCATCATTTTCATATTTTCAAGTTTGAAAACCATTTGAAAATTTCCATCAGTAGTGCCGACTTCTTTTCTAAAATCATCAGTTGAGGAATTACTTGTATCAGTTGCTACCAAGTGTATTTTAGAACCATCACCTTCTACAACAAGTTCTGGACATGATAATACTTGTGCTCCCTTTATACAAGAATCATAATCTTCTTTTGACATTTTAAATTGAATCTCAGGATCAGGAAAATCTAATGATTTCTCTGGAGGTAAAACCAACATTGTCGGATCTGCATAGACATAATTTGATTCAAATCCTCCGCCTGAGATGTTCAACTTACCTTCACCTACAGTCAATTCAGGATCATTAAATAGACTTAATGCTCCCAAAAATTTATTAAGGTCATAGATAGCGAAAGTGCTTGGAACATTTTCACTAATCTCGGCATGAGTTAAAATATTTTTCTGAGGTGAAATAGTTGATAATTTATTTCCCTCTTTAAATTGTATATTTTGATTTATTGATGCGTAGTTTTTTAGTATATTAATTGTTTCTGCGGTTAATTTCATTGTATTTCCTTGTATAACGTTGTATTGAATTTATATCTTATTATATCACGTAATATGATTTTGTCAAGTCATTAATTAATTCCACCCCCCTTCTTGTTCCGCCTTTCGGACTAATTTACGAAAATCTTTAACTCTTTGCTTCGCAGCATTTTCGCTTTTCAATCTCTTTTTCTTTGACGGTTTAGAGTAATATTTTCGTTTCTTTAATTCTTCAAAAAGTCCTTCGTTAATAAGGATATTTTTGAGTTTTTGAAACGCCTTATTCGGATCTTGTCCGTGTCTCAGTTTTATTGTAATCATTTTAATTTTGCATGTTTACTAGGTTTTGTCTTTTGTTGTTGCCGTTGTCGTCTCCGTTCTTCCTTCTTAGGTCTTGTATCCATATCTGCTCCATGAGAAGCAAAATCTAATCTACCTAAGTCCTTTAATGTACCATTGAAGATATGTGTTCCAACATGATTAACTTCCATCCACGGACATAGCCAAGTTGTAAATCCTATCTTTCGTGCCCATTGACAAAACATATAATCTTCAGACAAATATCGATCTGAACCGCCTGAACCTTTTCCCGCATATGCTTCATTATCTATGACAGTATCAAAGAATGCATGAATATAGCGAGAACCATCAAAATGTTCTGAACGATTGTGATCTGGTTTATAAGAAAATTGTGGATACTCTTCCCTAAACTTCTCAAAAACTTCACGCTTAATCATTACAAATCCTGTACCCACTTCTAATACTTCTGAAGGAGTATCAATTTTAATTTGAGTAGTATCTTTGGTAGGATTAAATACAAAATCTCCTGTATACTTTTCCAACTCATTAGGATTTTCATCTGCTAATCCAGCATCTACTGCGTTACGAACTTTTTCCCAAGCAATACATTTTTTGGGATAAGGGCCGCCGATGATGGGTTTATCATCATCACAAAGTGTAGCAAGTGCTAACACATCTTGAGGTTGGAAATTTATATCGGAATCTATAAACATTAAATGTGTATAGGGACTTCTGAGGAATTCATCTACCAAATAATTTCGAGCCCGTGTAATTAAACTCTCATTAAACAGATAGAAGAACTTTATGTCCATTCCGTATTTTGTTGCCGTTGTGGCTAAATCACAACTAGCTTTCGTATACATTCCAGTACACATACCGCCGTACATAGGAGTACCAACGAATATTTTCTTTTTTCTTAATTCCGTAATATTTACTTCAATTTTCATTTTAGGTTATAATATAAGTTAATAATATAGTGTTTGTGGGTACGTTGAACAGAGCTCTGGATGTGCGGACAGCCAAACACCTTCATATGTTTCAATGAAACTCCTCGCTTATCCCCTAAGTCAAGCATCGTCCTTTGCCGCATAAGCACTGGCTCCCATTTCACAGCCACATGAGCTGACTTGACGCTATTAAATTTCTCCAGAGTAGATCATAAGGTTTTTGTTCACTCGCCCGCCGGTCTGCCTCCATTGCGCTCACTCATGTCGTGTAATTCAACTTGTTCTGGTCACAGAACAATCCCACTCACACTAATATATATACAATTAGAAATTTTCAAATCCTTCAGCTGTGCTCGTACTATCTTCCAGTATTATGCAATCTGCTGTTGCATTAGGAATATGTACATGACCTTCCAGATTCTTTTCTAATTCACGACATCGATTTTCTGCAGTTTTCAATAAAGACGCAAGTTCATTGTTTCCGCCTACCAGATAATCAATACGTTTTTCGTATTTAGTCATTTGTTCTGAGACTTCAGAAAATATCTCTTCTTCAATTTTTTGTCTCAACAAATCTTCATGATGTTTATGTTTATTTTTTATTCTCTTCTTCGTATGATGTTTACTCATTATACCAATTTTGTATTTTTAATTGTTGTTTTTGCTCGTTCAATTTTCTTCTTGATGAGCTTTTTAAAATCATCATCTACTTTTGGGTTTTTTAATTCCTCTTCCCATTTAAGAAGAGATGCTTCTGTGCGCTTAATTGCGCCTTCTTGTCTTATTCGTTTATTTTTTTTCATCTCTGACACACTCCATTATATGATATGTTAAATCCCTTTCTAATCTGGCAACTCTTTCCATAAGTATTTCTATTCTATTTTCTAATATATCTACTTTAGTAGTATTAGTTTTAAACGGATTTTCCTTCTTCATAAGCTTGGTATTTCAAAACATGTTTATGTGCTTCATTCATGGTTTTGAAGAACAAGCCTCCTTGCTCTTCACCATGTTCATATTCTCTCACAAAAAATTTACCATTTGTTTTCCCAAAAATAGTTTCTTCATTTTCATGGAGAATTTCGATTGTAGCTCTTTTCATTGGTGGCCATTTCAAATTAATCATCCGTCTCATCATAGGCTCATGAAAATTATGGCAGTTGCATACCATAATCCCATTAAGAGCACAAGTGAAACAAACGTTATAGTTTCAGTAAAATATTTCATAATTTAACTCAATTCGGTTAATGAATCTCTCCAATCTCCTAATAACGTGCTAGTAGCAGTTACATTAGCTTCTTCGACTGGATACGTAACTTGTAAAATTTCGCCTTCTTTAACATCCCATGTATCACAAGCAATATCAGTTGCTAGATCAGGTTTGTTTTCGAAAGCAAAAACTTTGCCATCTAAATCCCTAGCAAGGAAGTTAAAATTACTCGGTACTAGGGTTTCAATTTTTACTTTTTTCATGATACTATTTCTGTATTATCATTTTCATCAGAAACTTCGTTAGTTCCCTCAGTAGGAAGAATAGCTTCCTCATCAATCTTAGAATACAAATCTAAGAAAGAAGTTTTTGTGTCTTCATCAAAACGATTCACACACATTTCAATTGCTTTCATTCTATCGCCAAAAATTGAAAAGGCATTTGCGATGTGAACTAATCTACGAGTTGCAATCACTTCATCAATTCCGCCGTCATAAAAAGTTTTACGAATGGCGTTTGCCCAATTTACTAGCTTTTCACAAAAATCAGGATCAGCAACTTCAAGAGATTCAAGAACTTTGTTCACGATTTTCTTTTCAGTTTGAACTGAAGGATATCCAACTTCCATTGTAATAGGAAATCTTTCAAGAAATGCTTCGTTAAGAATGTTAGTAAAAACAAATCTTCCGTCTTCAGAGCCTTTACCTTTTGTATTAGCAGTTGCTACAACAGTAAAGCCAGGAGAAGGTTTTACCATTCTGTTTACTTTTTTCAAGTAAACTCCTTTTCCCTCAAGTATAGGCTGTAAACACATCACTTTGTTAGAAGCCAAGTCAATCTCATCAAGGAGAAGAACTGCGCCACGTTCCATTGCGATAACTACAGGCCCGTCTTGCCATACTGTATTTCCGTCAATCAATGCATAGTGTCCCAACAAATCATCTTCATCGGTTTCAACAGTAATGTTGACTCTGATAAATTCTCTATTGAGTTTAGCACATGCTTGTTCAGTCATGTAAGTTTTTCCGGTTCCTGATTCGCCAGTTTCAAAAACTGGATAGAACTTCTTCGATCTCAAAACTTTAGTAAGAT